TAAAATAATAATAAATATAAATTATAAATTATATTTTCTTTCTTTTTAAATTGTTTGCAATTAACACTTAATGATGATCCACCACTAATATAAGTTCCAAGATTTAATGGTAACCCAGAAAGCACTAAATAATCTGTAGAAACCTGTGTGTAAAAATCTGTAATTTTATAAAGAGCATCATTAATAGTAATGATAAAATTTTCTTTAAATGTGTTATCATCTAAAGATCCATATACATCGGATATTTGTAAAACAGGCATAATTGATGGTTTTTCTATAGTGATACCATCATAAACTAAATTACCAGACTTTTCAGGAACTACTCTGTCTAATATCTGACCACTGAACCCTACTATGTCACCATTATTCCAATTACTAATATAAAATTCATTGTCGTTACATCCATAACTTAAAATAACATATTGCTTATCAGCAGAAATATGATAAAAATAATTTCCAATTCTTACACGATCTTTTGTGCTTCCAAAGTTGCTATCATTTGCAATAACTAATCCCTTATTTTGAGCATTCAAAGATCCCGAAGTAGAAAAATATATTTTTTGATTATTACCATTTATTAAATCATATTTAATATCATTTATATAAATTCCTTCACTTAGAACAGGTAATGTATTATCATATTCTAATATTACAGATCCATCTGGATTAATATCATAAATATTGTAAATGTTAAATGTTGTTGGAAATGTAGTGTAATATTTAATTTTAAAACAATTTGTAGCTATTCCTTTTTGAATATCTAAAACTGTTGTAATAGTATTGTGGTTTTCTTCATTAGACAAAAGAAAATCTTTGAAATTATAAATGCTTTCTTGTTTAATTGAAAAATCCGTACCAGAAAAATTAATATTACTTAATCTAAAAGCAAATTCAGATTGGTTGATAGGCTGTGTAAATAAAACTTCTTCATAAATTTGAATAAGATTTTTTTCTGGATTTAATACTGTATATTTGCCTGCATTAAAACTAGGACTTAGTATTTCCAGCAATGTATTTGTTCTAATATTTAATCCAATGTCCAAAAAATCAATTAAAGGAGAAAATAACATTATTCTTGAGTTGAAACCAGAAACGCTCTCATCTCCTAAATCATCCATTATTGCTAACGAATCTCTCCTTACTGCTCTTTGTAATAAACCCAAGAACATATTTCTGTTGAAAAATACTTGAGCATTTCCAGAAATAAGGTTATCTGTTAATTTACAAGTAACAAGCATTTCTATGCTTTCTTCAGGAGGAAGCATTATGGTTTCAAAATATCCTGAATAATTTAAACTGTGTAAAATACTATGGAATGGCGTGAATTCTTTTAAAATATTAAATACTTCTTGAATTCTTTCGCTGTTTAAATTTTCAATTTCTAAATTTAAATTGTAAAGTGTTGTAGCAAATCCGCTACAAGGATCTAAGAAGTTTTTATCAATATCACATGGATTATTACTGTCTCTTAAAGAACCATTATATTCATCCATGTTATAAATATTTTCAGAATAAGGGAACTCAGTCCTAATTTTTCCAAAAACAACTGATTCGTTAAAAGGGTTTTTAGTTGGTATAAGTTCATTGAATAATGGATCATCTTCTTCAATAACTCTAGCGTTCCAGTTTTTAGGAGGATAAACTACATTTAAATCATTCCTCAGATCAGCTAAAGGCAAGCTTCTTAAGTATTCTTCTAACATTTGTTCGATACTATTATCAATTTTTTTATATTGATAAAGTATTTTTAAAGTGTTTCCGTTTTTTAAAGCAAATCCAATCCATGTAACAGTGCTAATGTTGTTTTCTGTATTAATTATTATATTTGATAATGGTTGCTCAATAAAATCACCATTTTTTTCTTTAAAATATACGGCAAAATTTTTATTGTTTGTAGGTAAACTTATTTTTGATAGTGTGAATTGCACTTGACCATTCAAAGGATAAAAAACATCATTCCAAGTATACTTTGAATAAATTTGATATAGAGATGTATATTTTCTTAGAATTATTCCAGCATCACCTAAAACTGATTCCAAGCCTTTTAATGTGCCTTTTAATTTAAAGTTTGGCACAGCTTTAGCTATTTGTCTTCTCCACCTAATTGGATCATTTGATTTAAACGCAAGCTTATAAAAGTTTCCAAGATAAGGAAGGAAATATTCTGGGATTAAGTTAGAATCTAATAATAAAGGTATTCTGTTTGTTAGATTTTCCAAAAAAGCAAATGCATTTCCACAAGCATTATTAAATTTTTCTAGTACTTCTGGACTTAAATCAGTATTACTTAATTTGTTTTTATAAACATCTGGAAGGTATTTGTTTAATAAATTTGGATATTTATTTTTTGATGTTTCAAGATTATTTGGGGCTATGTACTCTGCCACATTTGCTGCCAAGCTAAAATAAATACTAGAAGAAAGCGTCTGCATAGAACTATTTGGTCGCCATTTCCAATTTATAAAATAATCCCCATCTCTAAGTCCATCTTTTTTAAATTTAAATTTAAAATGACCATGTAAAATGTCGCTTCCTGCATCTATAACTTTTTCCAATACAGAATCAGTTTTGATTGCTGTCCAAACAGGATTGTTTTTTGAACCATATACTTCTACAGATAAAAGATTATCAAATTCAATTTTGTTAAGCTGTGCTGAAGTATCTTGAAGTAAATTTCTTTGAATTATTTTTAATTTTGCTACATAATCTTGATTGTCAGGAAATTCACAAACTTTTTGTTTTGCTTCTAAATATTGTACCTCTAAATCTCTATTTGTAATTTGATTATTTGTATAAGCAGAAGAGTCATTGACGAAGTTTCTTTCAACAAAATTTATTTTAATTGATACAACTTCAAAAGGATCTTCGAAAAAACAACAATTTGCATCGGGAGTATATAAGTCGAATACTACCGTGTCTGATACTTTTGGATTTTGATAATAATATTTTTCTGCCATAATTAATTATACAAGAAATTTATTGTAATACTTTCTGGTCTAATGATTTCATAATATTTTGTAGTAATAATTTTTGATGAAGGCATTTCTACAGTATTAAATGTAACATCAATATTTTTTATTTGTTTTACATTTGACATAGATTGAATCACATCAGTTTCCTGTAAGCTTTGACCGTAATCCCAATTGTTTAAATTGAAAAATAATTCAACGCTGTTTTCAATGTTTGATCTAATGTCATCTTCAAACTTTTTATAATACTTGTCCATTCCAACATCAATTAAAATATTAACATCAACGATTTCTCCATCTCTTAAACAAATAACATCAGTAAGCATTTTTATTTCATCAATAGAATTTGTTAATTCTTCTTTAAATTGAGAATTTGCTTTTGTTAAGCCATTTGCACCGCTTCTTACTAAAACAAACAAATCAATGATATTAGCAGCACAACCATAACTTCTTAAGGCAGCTGTAGATTTACCCATAATACCATTATATGTTGTTGCAAATTGATTGGAAAAAGTCTTGTAATCTTCGCCAGAAACAGTTCTATTTTGAGTTCTTAAATACAAAGGTATCTTCTGACGAATTTCTTCTACAGTATCTCCAGAGTATCCAAACTCTCCTTTTGTATAATTAGATAAAAATACGGTTGCACTTGCTGGAACACCTTCTATTGGAATTAAAGTTTCTGCAGTTGCAAAGTTTGTGACTATATCTCCATTTGGACCACCGCCTACTCTATATAAGATTTCAATTTGACTTCCTGTTGAAGGAACTAAGCCTCCTTTTCCATTGCCAAAAATAACACTTGCACTATAATCTGGATTATATTCTACTAAATATTCTTTGTTAGCTAAGCCAGAAGTAAAATAATCTACTTGTTCCCATTCTTGTCCATTTACAACAACTCTTATTGAATCACTTATAATAGAAAAATTTGGTATTGAAAGAATTAAATTAATTTCACCTGTTGAAGTAAATGCAATATTTCTCGTTCTACCAGCTACACCAACAATATTTGAATTAATTAATTGTCCTGCTCTAATAATAATAGGTTCACCAAATAGAGGCCTGTTCAAATAATCTGCAGCATATAATTCAAAAGAAAAAGGTTCTTGATTTGAAACTATGTCAATTTCAAAAGGAGTGTTAATTTCTACATCAAATGTTTGAACTGCATTAATTTTAGCGGAAAACAAAGCTTTAGATCCAATTGGAGGCTGTGGCTTTAACCCAGTTAATTTTGCCAGTCTGAAAGCATTGTCTAATTCAGTTACAGTATCAATGAAAACTTCATTTGCAATTTGATCCATTTTGAAAGAAAGAGTATCTGCTAAAAAAGCAAAATTTTCAATCAACATGATTGCAAGACTAGATTCAACAAAATCATTAAAATCATTGCCAAATTTTTCTTTAATGAAACTTACTAATCTACTCTTCATCGAATAAAAGTCTTGATTGGTATAATTCAAAGAAACAATATTTGTTTGTTTTGGCGTAGAACCTATATCATAAGGCGAAATAATATCACATTTTTCTTGCATTTTCTATCATTCTCCTACAGGTAATTGTAATGTTAAAACTTCTACAAAATCAATTCTTTGTGGATCAAAAAATTTAATTTTAATTGTTAAAACATGATCGTTATCATTTAAAACACTTGGATTATTATTTGATGGATTTAAAGTATTATCATAACCATTAAATACTTCAATGCTTGATATGACTATTCTA